AGGTTCTGCACCAGTTGCCGCTCGTCCGTGGTGTTCATCTCCATGAGGTCAATCAACTGCCCTGCGGTCAACTCGTCCGTGAACACCGTCGGAATCCACCATTTGCCCCCTGCTTTGAACTTGCGTTTGTAGGCTAGTGCAGGCAGTTCGTTCCATTCCTTGACGATAGCCTTGTACCGCTTCGTGAGTGCAGTCGCAGGCATATCCCTCACAATAGCGACCTCCACACCCTCCACAATCGCAACCACGCCCACTCGTTTGTCTGCATCGTTGAGTGCAGGGCTGAACTCCAACGCAGCTATCCGTTGGAATTGGTCGATGGTGAGGTCTTGGAGTTTCATAGGGGATAGTTTGCATAGTAGCCGTATATCGCATCCCCGACAATCAGGTTCAATTCAGGATACCTTGCGGCAACGATTTCAGGGGTCAGGTCGGGTTGGTAGTGCGTTTCGTGAACATTGCCCTCCCATATTCCTTGCTCGTAAAGGTACGGAACGGCAATCATCGCTCTCTTGCTTCCGATTCGGTTCAGTAAATCCCTTGCATCCTTGAGGGTTAGATGCTCAAAGACATCGCCAAGAATCAGGTAGGTGTAAGGCGTGATATCAAAATCCCGAATGTCTGCAATAAAGAGTTCCTTGTATTTGGCACGAAGGTCAAAGCGTTGGACATACGGCTCGTAAATCTCCACGCCATCCATAGGGATTTCAGGAAGCAGTTGAGCGTATGTTCCGCATCCCACACCCACGTCAAGAACACGGTCATCGGGGCGTAGGACTGAACGAATATGCTCGGCGATTCGGTTTTTGTAGAATGGATGCGAAAACGGCATGGTCAAAATACGTTAAGGCCATCCGCAATCTTCTTGGCGGTGCTGGCGTGGTTGGCTTTGTCGAGGTACTGCCTGAACTCCCAGTCAGCGTTCATGTCCTCCTTGGTGATGTAGTACGGCAAGTGCCTGACCTCGTAAGGTGCGACCATCCTTGCACCGCTGATGCAGACCCGTTGGTAATGCTCATAATGGTAAAAGGCAAATGTTGTGTCCACGGGTGCGAGTTGAAGGTCGTTCCAAATTGGTTGCTTCTTGTAGCGCAGTTCCGCTTGCTGGAAAAACAGGGCATCGGAAGGAACGTCATCCGTGCGAATACTAAGGCCAATCTTATCCCTAACCGTGAACTTGACCCCATTGAACGGGTCGCCTTCCTCCTGCTCGTACATATACGTCTTGACAGGCAGGTCGTACCAAGCCTCACGCATCCGAAGAAGCGTGTCATCGGGCAGAGCGGAAAGGTCAAGGTCGGGGTCGGTAACGATGTAGTCAGGGTAACCCATTTGAAATAACTGCATCGGGATTTGAGCCTGCCATGCAACAAGGTGGCCGTAATTGCCTCCCGTGTGAATTACGCCAACGTCATTTGCTTCAAGTTTCAGTTGCTCGTACCATTCCAGCGTAGGATCGTAGGTTGAGCCGTTGTCCATGATGAGAATCGGCCCGACATCCTGCATCCGCTTCAAGTGCTTGACCATTGCCTTTGGCCAAGAGTAAAGATTGAAGTTGGTGATGATGACGGGTATCTTGGCCATGGCTAAAACGTGATGATAAACTTATCGGGTGCAGGCCACCCCTTGCAGGAATTGTACACGGTCATGCCCTCGGCCTTGCCTATCCAATGCTCTGCCTGCCAGCGGTGTTCTCTCACGGGTTCGCCAAGTTTGCGGATATGCGATGACTTGGCCCACCAAAACGTGCCAGCAAAGTAGGGGTAGCCATCGGGGTTGTTGTGGTCTGCAATTTGGGGGAACTCCTCCTTGGTCAGCCAATAGGCTCCCACGGCATCCACGTTCTGCAGTTCTGCAAGACACCGCTCCCATGCGACCACGTTGAAGAAAATCATAGACCTGCACCACAGTTGGTTGATGAGGGATGGGTCGCTGCTTCCCTTGGTGTGAGCGTACAGGTAGGCGGCATCCTCGTCTTGGCTTGCCTTGTACATCTCGGTGAGCGTGGCCTGCTCCCATGCGTTGGTGCGAGTAACGACAACCTTTACCTTGTCTTTTATCAGCGAATTGTCAAGTATTTCCTTGACCGCCTTCCTCTGCTCTGGTGGACCAACGATGCCCACCCGAATCTCGTCCAATCGTTCTATCAAGCCGTAGTTGCACAGGGCCATCATGTGCTGGTTCATGATGAGTTGCCATTGGCCGCCGCCTCCGCAATAAACGTGGTAGTAGTGGATTAGTTTCATAGGGAAGCGATTGCAAAAAGCAAGACCAATAACAGGGCGAATCTGCCAAAAATCAAAAGCAAATCAAGGAAGGATTCGAGGTTCATGGGGGTAAAGTTAAACCACAACATACTTTCCCGAATTGCTTACCCTCAATTTGTTGAGAGCCACATAACGCATCGCATCGCAGGCGTGGTTGAATGAGTCAATGGGGACCCCCGTGTTCTTTCCCTCCTTGTCGGTCGCCCAGGTGTAGGAGCGTAGTTCCTTGATGAGGTTTGTGCTATCCTTGGTGACCTGCAACTTGTAGCGTTTGAGGATGTCTATCCCGTTGCGAACCGAATCGGGACCCTTTTCGGCAGGCTTGATGTTGAAGCCAAGGCGGTAGATTTCCTCGATGCTCTTCGGTTCCGCTGAATCCGCCACGATTTCCCAAGCCCTTGTAATCCCCAGCGACCGCAGTTTGTGTGCGATGTCTTGGTTGGTCAGGCCCGTAGCGTAGAGCAGTTCCTGAATCAGCAGGCAGTCCCCTTGGCGGTAGATAGCGACCAATGCTGTAGGGTCGTTGCTGAAGCCCCAGTCAAGCCCAAGGGCAACGAATTTAGCTCGGCTTACATCTATACCCTCCACCACCTCGAAGTCCTCGTATATCGCACCCTGAAGCGTCCCGACCTGACCGAGGCCGTACACCTTCCACCAGTTCGCCCAGTACGCAGAGGTTTCGGCTTTGGTCTTGGCTTTCTCAATCTCTCGGATGATGGCAGGGTCAAGGGCTTGGTTGTCCTTATAGGTAACGAGCAGGAACTCCGCATCGGGGTCGTGCATCAATTCGGTATGCGCCCAAAACTCTCGGACTGGGTTATAGTCGATGTAGATGGCGGTCCTTGTCCTGATAGCCAGTTGGTGATAGGCTTCCCATGCGATGTTGTTCGCCTCGTTAACGAATAGCACATCCCTTCTTGCCCCTCGCATCTTGTCGCTTTGGTCAGCGGAAAAGAACTCGATGTAGGAGCCATGCGGGAAGTCGTAGCGTAGCAGCGTTCGGTTGTAAAGTTCCTCTTGGTATAGCCCTGTCATGTTGAGCATCTTGAGGAAGTCCTTGAGCGCACCCCTGCGAAGGTGAGGGATGGATTCGGAAACTACTGAAATCTCAAGCGGTCCGCATTCGGGGTTGGCTGCATAGGAGTAGAGCAAGGACAGGATGGCGAAGGTCTTGCCTGCCGATGAACCGCCTTGGACTATTCGGACTCTCTTGCGGAATCCATCAATCTTGATTGCCGTTGTTGTTGGTGTCAACTTGTAGTTTTACGCCCTGCCAAATTGGTTGAGGCGATATGGTTGCAGCGACCTCCTGCTTGGGTTGACCGTACACCCGTGATAGCAGCGTTTCCATCGAGTAGAGCGTTCCCTTCTCAATGGACTTGCGGATGGCCGAAGCGATGGTCTTTTCGAGGACCGTTGCCGTTGGGTTGTCCCAAACCGCCTTGACTTCCTCCAAGGTCATGGCCATCATGTTTTGGATGGTATCGTTGATTTCGGACCGCTTGTATCCTTGGTCAATCAGGGTGCTGACGTACTTGCGTGGGCGACCGTTGGGGTTGCCTGACTGCCCTTTTTCAAATGGCTTGTTATTTGGTATCGGGTTGCTCACGGCTGTTATTCGGCTGTTTTGTACGGCAGGCCGTTCCTCTTGACCTCCAAGGTCGGGTCGAGTTTAAGCATCCTGTCCACGATGACTTGGCAGTACTTCGGGTCAAGTTCCATGCCGTAGCACTTGCGGTTAAGTTGGTGGGCTGCTGCTATTGTTGAACCACTACCTAAAAACAAATCAAGGATTAAGTCGCCATCAAAACTCGAGTT